GCGAAGTTCCTTCGCGTACACGACGCCCTCGAGCATCTGAATCGTGTGGCCTTCCCAGACATTCAGATAATAATCATAATCTCTCTTCTTATCCCCTTCCATTTCACTTTTCAGAACAGTCGGGAAGAACGGATTATCCCTCCAGGTCATCTTCACGATGAACGAGTCCGATGTCTCGGCTATGCCATTCTCCTCGCGCAGCCGCTCAGGCTGCCGCACAAATCTCTGATACGTGTAATCCGTCTCGAGTTCTGGATTGAACGCAATCCAAATTTCCGATCCCTCTTTACGAATCGTCGGGATAAGAATTCCCCAACTCGCCCTCGAGACTTTCGCGCCTTCCTCGACCCAGCAGTAATCAATACCCTCGTACGACTTGATTCGACTGGTGTTATTCTTGATTCCTTCAAACACGAAAGTCGTGCCATTCTTTCGCCCAATGATCCGGGCCTGCTGGACTTCATATTCGCTCTCCAGTCCCAGCTCGACAATCTGATCGCTCAGCACCTTGTGAACTGAGTCGGCAATTGAGTTCTGAAACTCACGAGCGCAGAGGACTCGAATGGAGCGTTGCGCACCAATTAGCAGCAGTGCCCTCGCGACGCCCCACGAGCGCCCAGCACCTCGCCCGCCATACAAGATTTTGAATCTCTTGGGCTTGAAAAGGCACTCAAGCTTGGCAGGAAATTGGGCCGAGGTTTCGGACATGGAGGGTGTACCGTTGCAAGGTGGGCCGCTTGTGCGTGGCCCGATGACTTATCAAAGGGGGCAGCTTAGCTGCTGCCCCCTCACAAAATCATCGGCCCGAATCACAATTCCGCGCTTGCCTGGATCACGCCCGAGCCACCGTTCGAGTACATGAACGATGCAACGCCTGCGGCCGGGATAGTCGTCGCGGTACACGTAATGAGCGCGCCATTCGGATTGATCGTCGCGCTCGTCACAGTCACCGCAGTCGCCAACGCTGAGCAAGCGCCAAGAGTGGCCTGAGTCGTTGACGTCGGACTTGCGAAGCCCGCAGTGTACGTCATAGTCGGCGTGGTTCGCATCGTGGTCGGAAAGACCAAGAAGCAGTTCGTGTGAGTCGTGTCGATCGCTGCGCACGGCGCGATTGGAGTAATCGTCGCAGACTCGGTCACTCGGAAGTAATAGGCCTGCTGCAGTGCAGTCTCGATCGGTGTCAGCCGATGCTCGAACTCCAATGCAACCAGCGGGGTATCGTCCGAGCCGCCAAGATAGTTCTGCGCGGCCGCATTGATCGCAAGCTGCGTACCAGCCACTTCAAACCAATCGTTCGCCCCGGCAGTACCCACCGGGGTATAGCAGATCTTGACGCCCACCTGAGCAGCAGTGGTCGGAATGCTCGCCACGACTCCATACCTCGTCCAAGTCGTGTCGATCGTCACGGCACTCGCAACTGCCGCTGCATAGCCCGTCCAACTGCCCGTCGAGAAATCCGCCGCCGAGCCATTCGTGCCAGTGCCCGTCGCGACCGTGGCCGTCACGAGACTTGAGGCCGCCGAGAAATTCGCACCGCTCTTCGCCCAGAACGTGAACTCGACCGTCTTGCCCTGGTACTGTACCGAGTTCGCAGTCGAGAGCACCTGACCAAAGCAAACCGGCAGAACGCCAGTCTGCGACGCCGTTCGCTGTACTCGGGCAGAGCCCGCAAAGCCCTCCGGCAGACTCGTCGTTTTCTGAATAATCGTGAAGGCCGTGCCAGTGCCCGAGAGCCCCCACCAGCGATCGGGACCGTACAGCAGGGCAGTGGTGATGCTCGCCGAGGTCGTGCCTCGCTGCCACAGATTCTGCCCAAAGTCCCCACCGATGAGGCCATTGCGCATCGTGCCAAGCTCACCGCCCACATAGGCCGCGAGTTGGCCAGTCGTAATCGCCTCCGTCGCCGGATTAAGCCCGCTCGACAGCATCGTATCGGCGGGAATCTGCTCATCACCCGTGAGGGGCAGCGTACTCGGATACTGTGAATCACCCGCAACGGGCAGGCCGTTCGTGTAGAGGCCCTGGCCTGCGGCCGGCAGACTGGCAAGAGCAAGCGCTCCAGCCAGCAACATGGCGGCAAGGCCGCCAAACTTCGAGATCGTCATGTTGACTGGTCTTTCTCTTGCGCGAAAAGGGTCACGCAGGCCCGCCAAGGCAGAATTGCCCTGTTCAGTCTCCCGACAGATATTTCTTCGTATCGGAAAGTCCATTCGACCCCGCAGCGTCCCCGCCCGAGTTTGAAACTCGAGGCATTTCAATCCGTGGAGCCTTGTCCATGTACTGCTCGTCGCACTTGTACTCACCCGTTCGCGAGTTGTACGTGCTCTTCGAGACGATGTACCCATTGCCGATCTGACGAGAGCGAACCGTGTGCTCAACCTCTCCGCCCGGCTCGGCAACAATAGCCGATGTGTTGTTGAGCTTGGCCATTTACTTCCCTTTCAGCCCGTGCAGCGGTTCGTGCTTCACCCCATTCGCGTGATTATCGCGAAGGTGCCCAACAGCCCCACTCAGACTCGAGTCCCCAACAACTCCCGCGCCCTTCATATCCGCCTTTGTTTCGTTCCCGACACTCGCGGTATGCGGCGCCTGCCGCACATTGGCCTTCGGGTCAGCATTCGGAATCATCACCATTTCTCAGTTCTCCATTGCTTCACAAACTGCAGTCTAAGAGAGGGCCATGCCCCCTCCTCTGCTATCGCTTAGGCTACGCACACATCGCGCGAGTTTGCAAGAGGGCGCTTCGCGAAAGTGGCGGAAAGTGGGACGTTACCCAACCAATGCAGCACAACTGGGCGACGCTGCTTCGCAACTGCGAGTGCATCATCAAGCCTCATCACAGTCTCAATCCGGCAGCCCACCGCCAAATTCTTGCAGACCTGCACGCCCAGCATGGGCTTCTGCCAGACTCTCTCGACCACCGGTCGATAGAGATTTTCCAGTTGCGTATGTCCTTCTGGAACCCACGAGTACTTCGACTCGAGCACGAGCACTCCATCTGGCAGCTCGATTAGCAAATCCGTCTGGCACCAGCCCTTGCCATTTCGATCTTGAAACTCAAACCACTGGCCATGCTTCGCAGATGGCAGGGCCTTTGCGAGGGCATTCTCATATTTGACTCCCTGGCCCTTCGCACCTCTCGGCCGACGCTTCGCCGAGGGCCACGGGCCTTCGAGGGCCTTGCGAGCCCAAACCAGCCCCTCAATCACCCTGTGCATCTAGAGTTGCTCCGCCTCTGGTTCAATCACCTGCTGAATCACATATTTCTCTCCTCCCACTTCAATCACGCTCCTCGGACTAATCTTGCCCCAAGCCCAAATCGCACCCGCCAGCAGGGCCGCCACTCCGAGCACCAACACTCCTCGCGCAATCGAGTGCCTCGCTGCCTGACTCGCCGTCATTTCTTGAGCTCCTCCTTTTCGAGCTGCTCGGCCTCGAGTTGCCTCTTTCGAAGCCTCCAGAAATCGATCAGAATTCCCGAAAGGGCGATCCCGGCCACGCCTGTCAGAAAGCCCGACAGGCCATTCGTTGACTCGGGAGGCATTCCGATCCCCCCGAGTGCTGGGGTCACTATCGGGATCGTCAACGGGCTGACGTAGAGTGCGCAGATCGTGCCGACGACCACGCTGGCCAGCCCGTCCGTCCACTTGTCCCGCAGAGTAATCCATCTCACCAGTCCTCCAAGTGCACCCGCTACGAGCAGTTGAGTCTTATCAGTCGTAAGCCAATCAAACATCATTTGACAGGGTGAGCCCCCAGGCCCCTTTCGCCAAGAGTGGCAGATTATTTAATTTTCGATGCGCTCGCGCTGGTGATGGCAGTAGTGAAGAACGTGCGAGCGATCCAGCCCCCCACAAGCACCAGCGAGCCGCCGCCGGCCAGTACCGCTGCCCTCACATCATCGGGTACATCGAGACCAAAGAAAGCAAAGATGTTAAAAATAATGCCCAGGGCCATCGCCCAGTTTACTTTCGAGGCCCATGCACTTTTCACCGGAACGTTTACGGTCTCACTCATTTTCATTGATCCTTTCGAGGGAAGGGCGCCAGTGTTACTATTAGGCTTGCTTCCAAGTTTCGCCCCTTTAACTTGGTCAAGCAAACTCTCAACTGCAGCAGGCTTGCAAAGAGCAGAGTTCCCGGCCACGCCATCATAGTAAGATTGGCCTCGGCGAAGCCCAATCTGCCCGCGCTTCGTGCCTGCGAGCAGTGGAAAAGAAGCCCACTCTTTCGCCAGCGAATTGCCAAATGCGTCACGTCCCAGCTCGCCTGCTAAGAACTTGGCCAATCCTCGCTTCGAGAGCAGTCGATCGCACAGCTTATCTTGTAGCCCCGAGTCGAACTTCTCTTGGCCACTCAGCCCAAGTTCCTTTTTCAAACTGGCAAGCGTCGGTTTGATGAACTGATAGGCCCCGACTGCCCCGCTGGTCGTGCCAAATGCTTTTCTCCACAAGTCCTGCTTCGCAAGCACTTCATCAAGCGTGTGCGCAGTCAAGGGCTTCGCCAGCTTGCCCTCGTGGTGTCCAATGATCGTGTCGTATTGCTCGGCGGGCGAGGCCCGGCCCGTCTCGAGCTCTCGAATAAACTTGCGCAACAATTCGCTCACTGCGAGGCTCCTATGAACTCTTCTCTCAGAGAATAATGAAACGGCTTGCCCGCGAGCATCTTCTTGCGAAACGCCCTCGGCATCATCGAGGCTTTCGCCCGAACAATTCGCATTTCGTGAGGCACGAACGTTGCACTCTGTGCGATTCGCACATTGCCAAATTTCAGCACCACGCCCACTGCGATTGCACAAGCCGATGCACAGACTCGCCCCGCCCCCACGACAAGCGTCTTACCCAGCAGATTGGCCTTCCTTGCGTGCATTTCCCACTCTTCCACATATCCGCCGGGGCCATACATCGGGCAGCCTTCGACGGTACAAGCCGGAGGATGATAGGCTGGGCCCAAATCGGTCCAGCCATGTGGTGAAGCTCCAAGACCCAGCAACAGCAGTACTGTAACTGCTGTTGCTTTGGCGAACTTAGAACTGAGCATACGAGATCACTCCCGTCACGTTGCCTGTGACTGCCGTTAGGCAAAGGGCATTAGAGGCCCCTGCCCGGAACAGTGAACCGTTTGCTGCACTGAGAGCCAGCGGCGTGCCAGTCGCCAGGGTGAATGCCCCCGTCACATTCGCAGTGCCAGTTCCACAATTCGCTCCCGTGCCCGACACAAATTGCGCCGTGCCTGCGGCGCTCATCGTAATCGCCACGCTGCAAACTCGGATGTTCGTGGAGCTGCTAAGCGCTACAAGCTGTGTGGTTGCTGCGGCTGTGACATTGACGACTGCCGAATTTGAGCAGGTAAATTCACGGTCCCACGTGGAGCCGTTGAAAACAAGTCCAGCCGTAGATAAACCACTTCTTGTTGTAGCTAGAGCCGCGCCTTGAGACGTTGATAATGGGAAAACAATGTTATTGTTGGAAAGCGCATCAGCGCCAGGCGCATTAACGCCGCCGATTGCTACAATCGGAGCGCCGCCTAAGGTAATAGCAAGATCACCGCGCTGCCCAGCAGATAGCGTGTCAAGTGTTGTTTTAGCAACACCACCAATCTTAACCGGTGCACCGACATCTGTCGCAGCACTCGCACTACTCCCCTGCACCTGCGTCGAGGTCAGGCCACTACCCAGCACAGTCGCGGCGACCTGACTCGTCCCAGCAGCACCGCGCAGCGCAATCGTCGCCGTCCCGGTCATTGCCGCGAGACCAGTGATTCTAAATTTGGCGTGCCCGTTCACCTCGATCTGCCAGATGCCCGTCGAGCCGCTGCCAATCGTGTTCGTGGCGGTGCCGGTGGTCATGTTCAGCAGGACACCATTGCCTGCCTGGGTGACCCAAGTCGTGCCATCAGTCGTCACTTGAGGCGACAGCGCCCCAGTGTACGTCCCGCCCACCTGAATCGTGACCGTGCCGATGCCAGTCGTCGTAAGTTCGACTGCCGAACCAGCGGTGGCCGTACCAGTCGGTACGAGATTTTGCGTCGTGATCGAGCCGCTTGCGGTCTGATCCGACTGTGAAATAGGCAGCGCTCCCGTCACGGTCGGGGTGACAGTCTGCCCGGCGACCTCCGTTATATTGACATCCTGCTCGACAGTCGAACCATTCGTCGTAACAGTCGTCGGCGCGAGTACAATCGGCGCGCCTTCCAGCCCAGCATAGAACGTCCCCGTGGCCGTGCCGGTGATTGAGACTTGCGAGGTCGCAACAATTCCACTCGTCGCGCAGTTCAGGGCCTGCCCCGGCGCCAACACGACTGACGTGGCCTTCGTCGCGCTCGCAATCGGCCCGAAGTAAACCCACATATTGTTCGAGTCATTATTTTGAATCAAACAATTCGTTCGAGGAGCACTCGGGCCGTTTTGGGCAGCCCAAATACTTTGGAACGTATCGGTGACTGCGATCGTGCCCGAAGCATTGGTCGTTTGCCGAAGGCTCGGCAGAGTCGTCACGGTCGAGCCACTCGACTGAGCGAAGGCCGGCAGGGCCAACATCGCCAGCCCTAGTGCACTTGCGAAGCGAAGTGCAGCTGCCCAATTCTTTCTAATCATTTGGAAATCTCCACTTCCGCCATTGTTGTCGAGTTGGCTCACTGCAGCCGGCCTCGAGAGTCGCTCCACCCAATCGTCTGAATAATCGCCGCGATGTCGGCGTTGCTCGCGGCGAGCCGATAGCGCACTTGGCCAGACGTATTCGTCACTGTCCCAATAGTCGTCGTGTTGGTCTGCTCACTGCTATCTGTGAACACATTGAACGCAGAGAATCCCGGTGCGGTATCCGTTTGTGTCAGCGCGGTGATGAGGCCATAGTTTGCAGTCGTGGGCGTCGAATCATACAGACCAAACGTGCAGTTTGCCAACACAGTAATGCCCGTTGGCACGGTCAACGTCGCGGTAACTGCGCTTGTGCCCGGATTGGCGGTCGAGACATCGCTCACGATGACTGCCCATGTGAACAGATCGCCGACCTGTGTGTATGCCTTGATCGCTCCGCCAGTTCTCACAATTGAGGCAATCCGTCGAACTTCGGTATAGGCCGAGCCGCCCGACTCAGCTTGCAGATGCGACAGGACAGTTGCAGCGCTCGCACTTGGGTCCGCGTAATAGTCCGGCGAGGCCCCGCCTGGTTGCCAAACTGCATAGAGATGATAAGTCGTGTTCGTGATCGCCGCGCCGCTATAGCGCATTCCCTGATTCGTCCCAGCGGCCCAGTTCGCATCCAATCGTTTCGTATAGGCCGGACAGGTCGCCCTTGAGTCATTATCGCTCGAAACGACCGTGCCAGTTGAGAAATCAATATCGTTCGTCGCGTCGGTCGTGTTATTGGCCGTTCCGCAGCCCCACAGCAAGCCCGCTGGTGGGGCTGCCCAAAACACATCCGTCGCGGCCCCGTCGCCCACATAGAGCGCATCGGCGGTTGTTCCGTACTCAATCGCCCCGCTCGTCGTAGGAGTCGGAATGGCAGACTGTTTGAGAACAATATCTGAGTTGCTGATTGTACTCGTGGTGATGGTGCTCGCCGAGATCGCACTGCTGACGACTGTGCCCCCAACAACTGCGAACGGCCCGGTCATCGACGCAGTCAAGTGAAGCCCACCAAGACCCGAGTCATACGTCGCGATGTAGACATTATTCGCGCGGACTTCATTTCCGACTAGGGCTGCTGGCCCGGCCGGCGTATCTGCATAGACTGTATACGGCCCATTCGAGCCAATCGTGAGAGTCATCGACCCACTATTCGAGAACCCTGCTTTCCAAGCAATCTGCGCGCCGGTTGTTGCAGTGAAGCTCGAAACTGCGACGACTTGGGCATTGCCGCTGCCAGTCGAAGTCCCGCCCCATGCCGGAAACGGCCCGGCATTGCCAGCTGTCAGGGCATCCCACACTGTGTTCCCGAACACATCCTTGACGATCTGGCGGTACACCCCCGAGCCATAAATCAGGGCCTCGCCTGCCGAGTCAAGCACGATTGGATTGGCATTCAAAGTCGAGTTCGTCGGGTCCTGCCAGGTATTCTTGGGCGTGAGCGTCGCGGGGACATACATTCCGACTGTGCCGCTCGCCAGCGGATCGCCGTTCTCATCAAGAAATTGTTGCTTGCCATTTGGCAACAAGACGCTTTGCGCGAGCGCAGATGAGGCCGAGAGGGCAAGCGCCAGTGCCAGTGTACTCACTCGAAGCCAAGTTGGAGATTTGAACATCATTTGGGTCCTTGTACGTAGCAATTGGGCTGGCGACTGCCAATCACGTCTCAGACTCGGGAGGAATAATCTCCCCCTCGACAATTGGGCGAGAGTCCGCGAGTGGTGCGTTGATGAATTGGACGTTGATTGCGAGTCCGCCGCCGCTTGCGGCGCCTCCAAAGACCTGGGCGCCGCCCTTCGCCTGCGCGAGCATGGGCTTCACCAGCATCGTCTCGGCGAGGTCTCGCAGTTCCGCCCGCGACCATTCCTCGGGCTTATCATCAATTCGACTTTGCAGCTCTTCAAGCGCCGCAATGCCGAGATTCTTCATCCGCTCGGCAGCATCGACAAAGATCTGGGCGACCTGGGCGGCATAGAATTTCACAAGTTCGCTGAACGTCGGGTCATCGAGCAGCGAGACGATGTGCGAGGGTGAGTAGCCAGTCTCGAGACTAATCTGCGCAGGGGAGTGGCCCAGGGCCACTCGCCGAGCAATCCCGTGATGCTGAAACTTAATCCGCATCAACGGGGATTGGGGCTTCGCAATGGCCTTGCTCGCCAAATCCTCGTCCGTCGCCTCGCGAATGAACGTCGCGCTGATCGGACGGATTGAGCGGGCCCGAGTCGGTTCGCCCCCTGCTATTGCCGGGTCGAACTCTTCGAGGAGCGGGGCGAGCAATTCAACTTGGTCGGGCATCTTGCGAAGAAAACTCGTGAGAGGGGCGAAAGAATCGATCAAGTCATTGGCTGGCATTGCCCCCGCCTTCGGCGGGATTAAGGCCAGTGCTTTTGCGAAGCAGGCCGGGCTCTGCCTTGCAACCTCGCCCGATCGCTGCGAAGCAAAGCCCGGCCGCGCCACTGCCCGCCAGTCCCGCAACAAGGAGGAAAGAGGATGGAGAGCGGGCGCTTGGGAGAAAGATGGCGGGCGGGGGAGGGGGTGTCAAGTGGGCACGGGCCAAAGGTTTGGGGAAAGTGGGCGGATGGCCTTCGGCCGATGGGAGGGCCATATTAGCGGGCTTCGCTCGCTCGGAGCGTGGCCACCTTAAAAATGTGAAAAATACGGGGGGTGGTCCAATCCCCCTCCCCAATCCAAACCCTCAGG